ATATGTTTACGACAAAGATACTAAACAATTCATGGCACAGGGATCTTCAAAGGAAGCTGTAGAGAAAGTTCTTGTAGAAAGATTTCCTGGAAAACGATTTGCGTGTCACGAGTCTATACTTAAAGAAGTTGGATTTTTATCATGACACCATTTGACTTTATTAATGCAATCAATTTCACAAAGAAAGATCTCTTAGCAGAAGACCCGATGGCTAAGAAGGACTATGTTCCTTTTATCATTAACAGGGGTTTGGGTTATTTTCCAGATACAGTCCTATATGCAAACGAGATGAATCGCAACTCATCTATTCCAGTGGACTGGCAGTTTTCTTTTTTACTAAATAGTATCTCTAAGAAGAAAAGATTCTCCAAATGGCACAAAAAAGATGCCGAAACAGAGTCTATTCGATTAGTTAAAGAATACTTTGGTTATTCCGATTCTAAGGCAATTGATGCCCTAGATATATTGACGGAAGATCAGTTGGTAATGATAAAAGAAAAATTATACAAAGGTGGAAAATAATGACTGTCGAATTGATTTATTACGACTGGACGGCTGAGTCCATGCTTGAAGTGATGTTACCAGAGCCAGACAACTTTTTAAAGATTCGAGAAACTCTTACTCGAATCGGTATTGCGTCTCGTAAAGAAAACAAACTATTTCAATCCTGCCATATTTTACATAAGCAGGGTAGATACTTTATAGTACACTTCAAAGAATTGTTCGCTCTTGATGGGAAAGAATCTAACATCACGAGTGGTGATATTGAGAGAAGAAATGCTATTGCTGGTTTGCTTCAAGATTGGGATCTATTAAAGATACTAAATAATTCACAAGCAGACAACAAAGCATCTTTGTCTCAAATTAAAGTAGTCTCTTTTAAAGAGAAGCCCGATTGGGAACTTGTTCCCAAATATAACATAGGAAAGAAATTAAAATGATTAAACTTGAATTAAGTATTGAAGAATGCAATATGATTCTTCGTGTATTGGGTAAGCACCCATTTGAAGAAGTTGCTGCCGTTATTACTAAAATTAAACAGCAAGGCGAGCCACAGGTTGCAGCATTGGAAGCAGAAGCTGCACCAGTTGAAGCACCAGCTGCTGAATAAGGATTATCGTTAGTCTAGAATAATGATTCTCTTTAGTGTATTATTTGCCTTTGGGAATAAATATAAGTGTCCGTCTTGGACATAACATGGAGAAATAATTATGTGGACTAAACCAGAAGCAGTAAACATGAGATACGGATTTGAAATCACTATGTATGTGATGACTCGTTAAAGAATTCACCTTAGGACCACTAAGTTACGAATCGTTTTAAAGCAGACATGACGTACGATGTCGCTGGAGTTGTAACCAGCATCTGATATGCCTTCGGGATATCAATTTTATTTAACTCGCTTAATAGGAGAAGCACAAATGGTAAGACAATTCATTCCCTCAATTTTTGGTGAACACTTCAAAGACTTTGATAAGGTGTTCGTAGGTTTCGATGACCAGTTCTCGAAGATGCAAGTTCTTCATGACGAACTAACCAAAAACATTCCCAACTATCCTCCATTCAATGTTCGCAAGAACGGTAATACCTACACGATTGAACTCGCTGTGGCAGGTTTCGCACAAAACGAAATCGACATTACTATTGATGGTGGTAAGTTAATCGTTAAGGGTAACTCTGAATCAACTGAACCAGAGGGTACTGATTACTTGTTCAAAGGTATTGGCATGCGTGCGTTTACTCGTGCATGGGCAATCGGTGACCAGTATGAAGTTAAGGATGCTGAACTGTTCAATGGTATATTAAAGATCGCTCTCGATCAATTGATCCCAGAAGCACAGAAAGCAAAGAAAGTTCCAGTGAAAACTAAGGGACAAAAATCATTCTTACAGGAGGACGCATATGCTAAAGCTGCTGAAACATTGTAAACATTTTTTTGTCCTTATGCTTGAAGCACTTGTCGAGGCTCGTAAAGCCAGAGCATCTGCGATAACAAAGGGTATTGGAAGATAAACAAATATTCATACAAACAGGGAGAGTTTCGGCTCTCCCTAAATACTTGTATGAAAGCAAAACTATCTCACAACATGATATCTTTCGTCACAGTTCGTCGTGGCGACTGGATATTAAAAATATCTGTTTACAAAAATAAACAGATAATGTTAGTTGCACAGCATTGTTATGATTTTGAAAGAACTTTTATTTCATTCTTTACTGACCAAAACATTGCAGCAGATTTTATTGAACAACTTGTCACAGAGGATTGAATGAGAGACATTAAAGTATTTAAATTGATTAGTGGTGAAGAACTTATTGCCAAAGTAGAATCAACTGGTTATGGATTTGAATGTGAAACGATCGCAACAATTTTAATGCAGCAGACTAAAGAAGGTGTTGGTTTGGCATTGATGCCATACATGCCTTACTCAGAAGGAATTGTGAAACTCCACAGACATTCCATTGCTTCAGAAGGAACACCATCGACCAAAATGGTCAACGAATTCAACCGATTATTCGGTTCAGGGATAGAAATCGCTCCAGCGTCTGCTCTAATCGGTCTGTAACCCTCTCTAGCTCTCTCCAGCCCTCCCTCCAAACCCTCTCTCGTAGAGGGTTTTCCACATTCTAAACCCCTGTATCTACAAGGGTTTCTAATCCCCTTAACTCCGTAGGGTTATTAAATTTAGTTGTTGTCTTTAATTGCAAACTGCTGTATAATATAGTCTTAGAAAGTTGAAAAGGAACTGAAAAATGACTGAATTCGAAAGCAAATGCTACGGTATCTCTCAAGATACCATCCGCAAAGAATACATGGGTTCGATTACTGCTCGTCTGAGTGGTTTGGAAATGGTGGCGATGAGTGTTCTTTCTGATGCGCAAGAACTGATGTCCTTCGGTAATGATCAAGCAACTGATCAGGCTCGCAAAAACATCAACATCGCAAAATTCATTCTGTCAGAAATGATGGAAGCACGCATGACTGAAACTGTTTAACTAAAGGAAAATATATCATGTTCTATAAATCAAAATCTGAGATCCGTGCCGAAACCGAAAAACAATTGAAGTTGTTTTTGAAGAAGGGTGGATCGATCGAAGTTGTAAAGGCACGCAAAGCACCAACGCAACGCATGTCTGGTAAAGTTACAAGATCTGGATCCACTGGGACTTCTGGATTTGCGGCTGGATTCCCTCGCAAGAGTTGCATCTAAGTGTTGTCTTTAATTCAGAATTGTGGTATAATAGTAGTATGAAAATCGAAAAGGAACTGCAAATGTCAAACGAATTCAAGTCTTGGGAAGAGATGTCTGTGTTGGAACAAATGCAGTGTCAGTACTGGGACATGTACAAGGATGCATATGGTGTGCGTCCTCGTGGTGTCGATACCAGTGGATGGACTGAGGAAGTATTCATGGCTGAATTCGAATTGCTTGGTAAAGTTATCGAGCAGGAAGAAATTGCTCGCAAAGAATCCGAAGCCCAAGCGATTGTTCGCTTCGAAGATAGTGTGCTCAATCTAATGCACACTGGCACTAATCGTGAACGTGTCATTGCTTGGCTGATGGATGCTGAGGGTGCTAATGGCGACTATGAGTATTTCTGTTTTACGCAAGGTCTGCCCTATGGTTACTTCAAGGAAGTTGCATGATTCTCGCTAGAGAACTCACTCAGTGGGATGCAGGTACGGTATGTAACCATACCTACATCATGACTGAATCCATGGACAAAATCTTTGGTTACTTCAAACGAAATAATCCCAAAGACTTTATGATGTTCAAGAATCCAATTCGTATTGATACACGCTATCGTAAATTCAAAGTCATGAAACGTAACATGTACTTCAAAGGACAGAAGCCAACCCATAGAATCTGGGAAGTTAAAGGCACTAAAGACCATGTGTATACTGTAGAACAATCAGAGCATGGCATGTATTGTAGTTGTATCGGTTTTAAATATCATGGTAAGTGTAAACATATTGATGGAGTGTTGAATGAACATAAATGAATTTCTAAACAGTCTCGCTGAAAATGCCTCACGCAATTTCAAGATCGACCAATTAAATGCACAGAGCGATAACGAAACTCTGCGTGAGGTAATTCG